AGCATCTGTATTATGTATTCGTCCCCAAAGTCCAAGAGGAGCGGAGGCAGGACGAGGACATCATAGACTACAGATACAGGCTCATGGACTTGTGTCGTGAGACGAAGATAGACATAGTGGAGATTCCCTACCAAGCCAAGAAGGTGGGGAAGTTGGTCGAAGGCAGGAAAGCGATGGAGAGCGCCAAGGAGTTTCCGAAGGTGCAGAGCGCCCTTTGCAACTGGTGCGACTATCAGGACTACTGCTACAAAGGAGAAGACTGGATGATTCTACCGAAGGCCGAGAGGAAGGCCAACCCCAAGAAGGGTTTCCTCAAGGTGTGGCTGTACGGTGCGCCGTACAGTGGAAAGACGTACATGGCGGACAAGTTCCCCATGCCTCTGTTGCTCAACACCGATGGCAACGTGAGGGAGACGACCGCCCCCTGCATAGCGATAAGGGACGAGGTGAAGATGAACGGAAAGGCCAAGCAGGTCAAGATGGCTTGGTCGGTCTTCAAGGAAGCCGTGGAGGAGCTTGAGAAGGGAAGCGAGTTCAGGACGATTGTGGTGGATTTGGTCGAGGACGTGTACGAGTCGTGCAGACTCTACATGTACGACAAGCTGGGCATAACCCACGAGTCCGACGATTCGTTCAGGGCATGGGACAAGGTACGCCTTGAGTTCCTGTCCACTATGCGTAGGCTCACCAACTTGGACTGCAACATCGTACTCATATCGCAGGAGGACGTGAGCCGTGACATAACCAAGAAGGGAGGGGACAGGATGTCCACGGTTCAGCCTGTGCTGAACGACAAGATAGCACGCAAGATAAGCGGTATGGTGGATGTGACCGCCAGATGCGTCCATGACGAGAAGGGCTACTGGATTGTGTTCCACACGGACGAGACCCAGTTCGGCGGGGGCAGGATGGAGGTGAAGCAGAACATCGTGCCAGCCACGATAGAGAATCTGATGGGAGCCTGTCAGATGAAGTACGAAGGGGACTCCGAACACATACAGGCGATTGAAGGACAATGGAACGAGTTGAAGGTCGAAGACTCCAAGACTGTAGCGAAGGAGCCTGAAATCGTAGCGGAAGCCCCAACAACTGTAGTCAAGGAACCGATTCCTGCGCCAGAGCCATCTGCCAAGGTGGTCGAGGACATACCACAACCTATCACAAGAAGGGTCAGAAGACCTAGAAGCAACGATTAGAAAGGAGATTGATTATGGCAAGCATTTTCGATGAATGGGATGCAACGGTCAACGGGGATTTTCTGAACGAAGTTCAGGGAAGCATCGACAACAAAGTACCCTACGGGGTGTACGAATGTTCCTTGGAGACATGCGAGATGGCACTCACCAAGGAGAAGAGGAAACCCATGCTCAAGATGGCCTTCAAGATGGTCGAGGGCAACAGGAACATCTTCGTGAACAGGGTCTTGGAGAAGCCGTTCCAGATTGCGTTGGCGGTCAATCTACTCAAGAGCCTTGGAACCGATGTGGAGATAAGGTTCGAGAGCTACAGCCAGTTCGCAGAGCTGTGCCATCAGGTGTTTGAAGATGCCAAGAAGCTCAAGCTCACATTCGAGGTGGACTACAGGGAGAACAAGGGCTACGACGAAGTGAGCGTGACCAACGTCTTCGAGAACTGAAACACTGAACAGGATATTGTCGCCATCCCCCTTCCGTCGGTTGGGGGATGTTTTTGTCAAGTAATACTTGACATCATTGGTACACTATGATATGGTGGTGTCTGTCAGCCCCAAAGCAGGGGCGAATGGAGGTGCTATATGAAGATGTTCGACTTGAAGGACAAGGAAGGGAAGACCAATTGGTGGCATGTAGCCGCCATAGGTGCGTTCGTACTGGGAATAGCCATGTGCATAGGTGGACTTGCAAAGGTCTACGGGGTGGCGAGAAGCTATCAGGAGAGCTATACATGCTCCTGCGAAGAGGTGTGAACATGGATATCATGGACAACGAGGAACTGAGGAGTACTCTCAGAGCCATATTCAATCAGCAGGGTGTTGAGAACAGGCATGACGTACAGCATATGGTGTGGATGGAGGAGATGGGCGAGCTTATCCAAGCCCTCTCCAAGGCCATAAGGTACGGAGCCGAGGACGGACGCAGGGAGGCCATCCTAGAGGAGGTCGCCGATGTCATGGTCTCATGCTTGGAGATAATGGTGTGGTACGACTTCGACTGCATCACGGTCGAGAACAGAATGAGCGAGAAGCTCATACGTTTCTTCAAGCGGATATTGGAGAAGGGCAGCATGGTATGAAGGTGCTGTTCCTTGACTTCGAGGTGTTCAGATACGACTGGCTTGTGGTCATAGCAGACCTGCATACCAAGGAGTACATAGAAATCGTCAACGATGTCCCCAGGCTGGAGGCCTTCTACACAAGCCACAGGGACTATGTGTGGGTCGGCTACAACATCAAGGGCTACGACCAGTACATCCTCAAGGGTCTCCTGCAAGGCTACAGCGCATGGGACATATCCAACTGGATTGTAGCCTTGGGGCTTGACGGGTGGCGGTTTTCGAGGGACATCAACTTCGTTCCTCTGAACATCTACGACGTGCAGTTCGAGCGTAGCAAGAGCCTCAAGTGGTACGAAGCCAGCATGGGGCACTCCATAGTGGAGAGTGGGGTGGACTTCGATTTGGACAGGAAGCTCACGGAGGATGAAATCGCGACCACCTTGAAATACTGCCGCAACGATGTAAACGAAGGCATAAGGGTCTTCATGCTGACGAAGGACGACTTCACAGCCCATTGCCAGCTCCTGTCGATGTTCCACATCCCGCTCAAGGACATAAGGAAGACCAAGGTACAGCTGTCTGCGCAGATACTGGGAGCCACCGACAGGGACTTCGATGTAGCCAAGCGGAAGGCAGACGAGTTCGACATAGACCTCCCCCCAACGCTTGTGCTGAACAAATACAGGAAGGCCGCCGACTGGTACATGGACTGGAGCAACCGCTCCTATGGCAAGTCGTTCGACATGCTGGTCGCTGGGTGCAACTGCCAGTTTGGATGGGGAGGTCTGCACGGAGCCTTGGAGAAGTACGATGCAGGAGGCCGCTTCCTGATATTCGACGTAGCATCCCTCTATCCGTCGCTGATGGTCGAATACGACCTTCTTTCACGGTACGCCCGACCTGAGCATTACAGGCAGATAAGGGACATGCGCCTCAAATACAAGGCCGAGGGGAACCCTTTGGAAGCACCCTTGAAGATTGTCCTGAACGGAAGCTATGGGGCGAGCAAGGACAGGAACAATCCGATGTACGACCCACGACAGGCCAACAGAGTGTGCGTCTATGGACAGCTCCTTCTGCTCGACCTGATAGAGAAGATGGAGGGGTTGGGGCTTATATACAACATAAACACAGATGGCGTAATGATTAAGCTCAATTCAGAGGAAGCGGAGCGCAAAGCGATTGCCGTCACTGAGGAATGGCAGAAAAGGACGAGACTCAAGCTGGACACCAAGGTGCTGGATAGAGTCGCCCAACGGGACGTCAATACCTACGCAATGAGACAGACCAATGGAAAGCTCAAGCTCAAGGGTGCGTACTGCAAGAAGACCACACCTCTTTCCAACGAGCTTGCCGTCATACAGAAGGCCGTGGTGTCATGTCTGCTGGACGGCGTTCCCGTGGAGAAGACAATAAGGGGCGACAAGTGCCTGATGGACTTCCAGATGATAAAGCGTGCCACTGGAAACCACCCCACCCTTATCCTAGACGGGAAGGATTTGGACATGAAGACCATAAGGGTATTCGCATCCAAGGACGGGGGGGAGCTGTACAAGAGGCATAGGAACGGAAACATCGCAAGGGTGGAGGGGATGCCCCAAAGCGTGGCGATGCTCAACGAGGACATAACGGACATGGCTCCACCCGACTGGCTCGACTTGGACTGGTACATACGGGAAGCCGAGCGCAGGGTGGAGTCGTTCAGATACAGAATAAAATGAGGAAAGGAGAGACATATGGGTCTCAAGGAAGAGTTCAGACAGGTTGCAAGGGAGGCGCACGACGGGCGCACTCCGTTCGAGATGGCATGCGACATGCTGTTCAGAGGGTTCGTCCCTACAAGGAGCAAGAGATGCCTCATGAAGTTCAAGGACGTGGAGAACCTCCCCACCCTCAACGACATCAGGCAGTCGGACGAGTTCGCAGGAGTCCTCAAGGAGGGCGTAGTCCTCTTGGACTTCGACGATAGGAGCCAAGGCGACAGGATGGAGAGGATGCTGGACGACTGCAAGGTGGAGTACTTCCGCATGGAGACCACGAGAGGCGTGCATTTCTACTTCAAGTGCAACGACGACCTCAAGGCCACTGTCGGAGCGGATTTGGCATGCGGTCTTGAGTGCGACATCAAGAGCGGAGCCAAGAACGGCTACGCCATCCTCAAGTACGAGGGCAGGGAGCGGGAGGTCACGAAGACTACATACAAGCTGGGGAGCCTTCCAGTGTGGGCGAAGCCGATAAGCAAGTACAGCGATTTGCAGTTCGTCGGCATGAAGGAGGGGGACGGTCGCAACCAAGCCCTTTTCAGGCATGTCACAGACCTAGTTAACAACGGAATGGTCGAGCGTGACGTGAAGCTCTGCATAATGCTCATGAACTCATATGTGTTCGACCAGCCTCTGGACAAGTCGGAGCTTTCCACAATCCTCAGACGCGAGGCCTTCCCACAGGACAGGAGAAAGGCCAAGGAAGGCACGAGGGAGGAGAAGTCCGTGGACGAGGCCAAGGGTTCGTTCGATGTGGTGAAGTACGGAAGGGAGGCCATGGATGCACTGCACATATGCGTGCTGAACGGAACAATCTGCGGTTGGAACGGAAAGACATATTCCAGCAACCGCCTTGAGATGAACAGATGGATGTACGAGAGGTGGGGGGCTGGGATGAACGTCACACGCATAAGGGAGATATGGGCGTACATAGAGAGCGAGTGCAGTGTGGCGAAGGATTTGGGGAGCGAGGATGCAAGGTACATAGCGTTCTCCAACGGGGTGTACGACATAGTGGATTGCAGACTGCTGGACTTCGACCCCCAATACCACATCACCAACATAATCCCCCACGACTACAACGAGGATGCCAAGTGCGAGGCTCTGGACAGGATGCTTGACAGGCTCTCATGTGGGGATGCCGATGTGAGGGCGGTCATGGAGGAGTGCATAGGCTACTGTTTTTACAGAGCCAACGAATTGTCCAAGGCGTTCCTGTTCATAGGCGACAAGAGCAACGGCAAGTCCACGTTCCTGTCTCTGGTCAAGACCCTTTTGGGACTGGATAACATAAGCGCACTGGATTTGTCGCAGATGGGCGAGAGGTTCAGCGTGGCGAGCATGGTGGGCAAGCTTGCGAACATAGGGGACGACATATCGGACGAGTTCGCCAAGGGTGCGACGGTTGCGGTGTTCAAGAAGCTGGTCTCTGGAAACCTAGTGCAAGCGGAGTTCAAGAACCAGACCCCCTTCGTCTTCATCCCCACAGTAAAGATGCTCTTCTCGTCTAACGAGATGCCTAGGATGAAGGGAAGCGAGGAGGCCGTCTCACGAAGGATGGTCATAGTGCCTTTCAACGCCAAGTTCTCCAAGGACGACCCCGACTACGACCCCTACATCATCTACAAGGTGAAGACCGAGGAGGCGATGCAGTACATGATTCAGCTGGGACTGGACGGACTGTGGAGGGTGCTTGAGAACAAGGGGTTCACGAAGTGCGGAAAGGTTGACGAGATGCTCAGGGAGTTCGACATGCAGAACGACCCCATGCTTGAGTGGCTTGAGGACAATCCCTGCTCTGGAAGACCCATAGAGGACTGCTACATGCAGTACAGGGTGTGGTGCGAGCAGAGCGGATGCAGTCCAATGGCGAGGGGCAAGTTCACGAGGCGTGTATGCACCAAGCA